TGAAGAAACTGAACTTGATGAAGATGCTGGAATAATCAGTGGTTTAGCGGGACTTGCTCTCGGTGCAAAGGGTGCTTCATATGCAGCAAAACATAGCAAAAGAATGAGAGACTATCCAAAAAACTTTGTTAAAGGTATTGTTGACCCAAGAACTTATGTTTCCAAGAAGAAAAAGGAACAAAAAGAAGAGGTTGAAATATCAGAAGCAAAAAAGTCTGAGATGCCTTGTAATAAACCCAAGGCAGAAGCACACGGTTCAGGAGAAACTGGAAAATCACACGTTGTAAAAGCGTGTGATGGTGGAAAAGAAAAACTCATTCGCTTTGGGCAACTGGGCGTCAAAGGTTCCCCTAAGAAAAAAGGAGAGTCTGAAGCATATGCAAGTCGTCGTCATAGGTTCCAAACTAGACACGCCAAGAATATTGCGAAAGGAAAAATGTCTGCTGCTTATTGGGCAAATAAAGTAAAATGGTGAGATAATTTATGCCAGCTGATCATTATCTTGGTAATCCGCTTCTTAAAAAAGCGAATACCGTTGTTGAATTTACCGAAGATCAAGTTTTAGAATTTGCACAGTGTCAGGAAGATCCCTTATACTTTACTAAAAAATATATTCAGATTGTTACTCTTGACCACGGATTACAACCAATTAAAATGTATCCGTTTCAGGAGAGAATGGTTAAACGATTTCATAATAATCGTTTTAATATATGTAAGCTTCCCCGTCAGTCAGGTAAGTCTACGATTGTTGTATCATATCTTCTACATTATGCGATCTTTAATGACAACGTAAATATAGCAATCCTTGCAAACAAAGCATCAACTGCAAAGGATCTGCTAGATCGACTTCAAACTGCATACGAGAACCTTCCTAAATGGTTGCAGCAAGGCGTTCTGATATGGAATAAGGGGTCATTGGAACTAGAGAATGGTTCTAAGATTATTGCGGCATCTACGAGCGCCTCAGCAGTTCGTGGTGGTTCTTATAATATCATCTTCTTGGACGAATTTGCGTTCATTCCAAATCATATTGCAGACCAATTCTTTAGTTCTGTATATCCTACAATTTCTTCTGGTAAATCAACCAAAGTTATTATTGTTTCTACCCCACACGGTATGAACCATTTTTATAAACTTTGGCACGATGCTGAAAGGGGTAAGAATGAATATATTCCAACCGATGTTCATTGGAGTGAGGTTCCAGGAAGAGATCAAAAATGGAAAGAACAGACGATTGCCAACACTTCGGAACAGCAATTCCGAGTTGAGTTTGAATGCGAATTCTTAGGTTCTGTTGATACTTTAATTGCTCCGAGTAAGTTGCGTTCTTTGGCATATGATAGTCCAAAGAGAAAGAATGCTGGATTAGATGTTTATCAAGATGTTCAAGAAGAGCACGATTATGTGATGACGGTGGACGTTGCTAGGGGAGTTGGAATTGACTATTCAGCATTTGTGGTGGTTGATATTACAAACTATCCACACCAAGTAGTTGCAAAATATAGGAACAATGAAATTAAACCAATGTTGTTTCCTAATATTATACACGAAGTTGCAAAGAATTACAATAATGCCTTTGTGTTATGCGAAGTCAACGACATTGGAGATCAAGTAGCTTCTATCCTCAATTATGATTTAGAGTATCAAAATGTATTGATGTGCTCTATGAGAGGTAGAGCAGGTCAAGTTGTTGGACAAGGATTTTCAGGAAAGAAAACTCAACTTGGTGTAAAGATGTCCAAGGGAGTCAAAAAGGTCGGATGTATGAACCTCAAGACTCTTATTGAGGGGGATAAGTTAATATTCAACGACTATGAAATAATAAGTGAATTGACAACCTTCATTCAAAAGTCCAATTCTTTTGAAGCAGAAGAAGGGTGTAATGATGACTTAGCAATGTGCTTAGTCATTTATTCTTGGTTAGTTTGTCAGGATTATTTTAAAGAACTGACTGATCAAGACATTAGAAAAAGATTATATGATGATCAAAAAAATCAAATAGAACAGGATATGTCACCTTTTGGTTTTATTGTTGATGGTATTAATGATGAGTCTTCTTTTGTTGATAGTAATGGTGATAGGTGGCACACGGATGAATACGGGGATATGTCATATATGTGGGATTATCAATAATGGATATAGATGATGATATTGATGTTCAGATACGCTTAGGACATCTACTACTCAATGATAGAAGGTGCAGATCTTGTGGAAAAACAAAAAATTTAATAGATGGTTATTATCGAACAAGAAAGAATAGAGGGTCTGTTCCATCATCATACTCTTATGAGTGTAAGGAATGCACAATCAGAAGAGTTATGGGAAAAAGAAAAGAGATAGATCATCATATTGATTGGGAATATCCAAACTGGTAATTCACGTCCTGTTTCCCCATTGGAAAGTTTCATTTTAATAAATATTTTTTAGTTACGAGATTAGGAGAATTTAAATGGCGACTCCTCAATTATCTCCCGGCGTTCTGATTAGGGAGGTTGATTTAACGGTAGGAAGAGCTGATAATGTTTTAGATAATATTGGTGCGATTGCTGGTCCCTTCCCAATTGGTCCTGTAGAAGAACCAATTGACATCTTTACCGAAAACGATCTTATTAATGTATTCGGTAAGCCACTCAATACAGATGCTCAATATGAGTATTGGATGAGTGCATCATCTTACCTCTCATACGGCGGTGTCCTTAAAGTTGTAAGAGTAAATAATGCTGAATTAGCAAATGCTAATGCACTTACTGTTGGAACTGGTTCTACTGCAGATTTACTGATCAAAAACTTTGACGACTATGAGTTAAATGTTTCGGATGATGATCCCGAGTATATTTTTGCTGCTAAAAATCCAGGAACTTGGGCAAACGGATTAGTTGTTGCTTTTATCGATGATAAAGCAGATCAGATCCTTAAGATCAACGATCCAGGAGTCACTTCATCGGCAATTGGAGATGCTATTTCAGTTTCAGTATCTAACATCAAAGTTTCCGCAGGTTCCACTTCAGTTTTCACTGGAGAAGTAAAAGGAATTATCACCGGAGTTAGAACTGACGCCGCTGCATCATACTTGGATGTTAAGATTACCCATTTGGTTGATCCAGGAACAACCCAATACAATACCATTCTTTCACCTACTGCATCATCAACTGCTGGTGCTGGTGCCACTACCATCTACCTAAGCTCAACTACCGGAGTTCAAACCGGAGATTTATTCACCTCAGGTTCCAATAATAGAATTAATATTGTTGGTGTAGCATCAACTGCTATTACCTTAGGTACTGGAATAGGATCAACAATTACTTCAGGAGCATCTGCTACTGTTGAAAGAACTTCTGTAGTTGGATATTCAGAGACATCAATCGAATACGGTCAAAAGAGTAGACTTGCTTCATTTAAAGCAGCAGACACTATTACAGTTGCGGGTATCACAACAACAGTATCTACTGCAAATGATTGGTATAATGAACAGTATATTCAACTGGTAAATGGCGGAAGAGTATATTGGAATTCTATCGCTCCAAAACCAGTTACAACTCAATATGCTCTTCAGAGTAATGGAAAAAATGATGCAATTAACATTGCAGTATTTGATGATCTAGGAACCGTTACTGGAATTAAAGGAAATCTTCTTGAGAAGCACGTTGGTCTTTCTAAAGCATCTGATGCTATTAGTTCAACCAACTCCCCTCAAAAGATTTGGTGGAAGGCATATCTTGCACAATATTCTAAGTATCTTTACGGTGGAGATAATCCATCCGGTAACGAGAGTCTAGTTGTTGCAACAGGTTTTGAAACTGGAACAGATACTGCTCTGGACCTAACAGATGAGCAGTGGAATGCTCCAGCACAAGGTAGAACATTTACTGCACTTGGCAGCAAACTCTATACCTTGGGTGGTGGTAATGATTATGGTGCTGACGGATCTATGTCTGTTGAAGTTGGTGATGTAATCAATGGATATGCATTGTTCTCTAATAGAGATGAAATTCAGGTAGATTATCTCATTCAAGGACCAAGTGGTGGAAATGATATCTATGAAGCACAAGCAAAAGCTTCATACCTAATTTCAGTTGCAAATCAAAGAAAAGATTGTATCGCAGTTATTTCTCCACATCGTTCCGGAGTTGTAGATATTACAAATCCAGACACTCAAACTGATAACATTATTGAATTCTTCAGTGGTGTAAATGGATCTCTTCCATCTTCTTCATATGCAGTATTTGATAGTGGTTATAAGTATACTTATGATAGATTCAATAATAAGTTCCGCTACATTCCTTGCAACCCAGACGTTGCTGGATTGATGGTTAGAACATCTATCGTTGCTTATCCTTGGTTCTCACCTGCAGGACAGCAAAGAGGAATTCTGAACAATGCAATCAAACTTGCATATAATCCAAATAAGGCACAGAGAGATCAACTCTATCCTCTGAGAGTAAATGCTATTGTAAATCAACCTGGAATTGGCGTTCTTCTCTTTGGAGATAAGACTGCTCTCGGTTATGCATCAGCGTTTGATCGTATCAACGTTCGCCGCCTGTTCCTCACTGTTGAGCAAGCACTTGAGAAGACTGCTCAGGCACAACTCTTTGAACTCAACGATGAACTTACAAGAGCAAACTTTGTAAATATCGTTGAACCATATCTCCGTGATATTCAAGCAAAGAGAGGTGTTTATGACTTCCTCGTAGTTTGTGATGCCTCCAACAACACTCCAGAAGTAATTGATAATAATGAGTTTAGAGCAGATATTTATCTGAAGCCAACCAAATCAATTAACTACGTAACTCTTACATTTATTGCTACTCGAACAGGAGTAAGTTTTGAAGAAGTTGCTGGAAGAGTTTGATTCATTATAAATTAATTACAGAAGGAGGACTCAACAATGGCTAATTTAAGAACCATCACAGGATTTAAATCCGCCCTTAAGGGTGGTGGTGCAAGACCCAATCTATTTGAAGTAAGTATTCCCAGCTTCCCAGTAGGTGGTTGGGATGACATTGAATTTAATTTTATGTGTAAAGCAGCTGCTCTGCCAGCATCCAATATGGCTCCTATTGAAATTCCTTTTAGAGGAAGAATTCTTAAGGTTGCTGGAGACAGAACATTTGATACTTGGACAGTAACTATCATCAACGATGAAGATTTCGTATTAAGAACTGCTTTTGAAAAGTGGATGAACCTGATGAGCAAACTTGATAATAATACAGGTGCCACTGACCCATCAGCATATATGGTTAATGCTAATGTCTATCAACTCGGAAGAGGTAGAACCAAGGAGTTTGCAGGTCCAGAATATGGAACTGCTGCTGGTGGTTCCCTGACCCCACTAAGAACTTATGAGTTCTGGTATATTTTCCCAACTAACGTATCTGCAATTGATCTTTCATACGACACTTCAGATACTATTGAAGAATACACCGTTGAATTCCAAGTTCAATACTGGACTGTTGGTGGACAAGGAGGATCTGCTGATCAAGCTAGAGCAGCAATAAGTTAATAAATAGAATATAACACAGTTTAACTTTTAATAATGGCAAAACTTTTTGGTTTTTCAATTGAAGATAACGAACCATTATCACCAACTACACTTTCCCCCGTTCCTCCTAACAATGAGGACGGGGTTGATCATTATCTAACATCTGGGTTTTTCGGTTCTGTTATTGATATAGAAGGTGTTTATAGAACCGAATTTGATCTAATTAAAAGATATCGTGAAATGGCACTTCATCCAGAAGTGGATAGTGCCATTGAAGATATTGTCAATGAGGCAATTGTATCGGATTCTAACGACTCTCCGATTGAAATTGAATTATCAAATTTGAATGCAAGTGATGGCATCAAGAGAAAGATAAGAGAAGAATTTAAATATATCTTAGAACTTTTAGATTTTAATAAAAAGTGTCACGAAATTTATAGAAATTGGTATGTTGACGGACGTCTTTATTATCACAAAGTTATCGATTTAAAAAATCCTCAAGAAGGCATTCAAGAACTTAGATATATTGATGCCCTTAAAATGAGGTATGTAAGGCAAGAAACAAAGAGTAGAAGAAAAGGTTCAATTAGCCCAAGATCTGTTACTTCAGCAAATGGGATTGAAAATCCAATGGATTATCAGTTCCCCGTGATTGAAGAGTATTTTGTTTATAGTCCAAAAGCAAGTTATCCAGTAGCAGCCCTTGGTCAAGGAGCAACTCCCCAAGGTAGTGGTGGAATTAAAATGTCAAGGGACTCCATCACTTACTGCACTTCTGGATTAGTTGATAGAAATAAGGGAATTTGCCTTTCTTACTTAAACAAAGCAATCAAGTCTCTCAATCAACTGAGAATGATTGAAGACTCTCTTGTAATCTACAGACTTTCAAGAGCACCAGAACGTAGAATTTTCTATATTGATGTTGGCAATCTTCCTAAGGTAAAGGCAGAGCAATATCTCCGCGATGTTATGATGCGTTATCGTAACAAACTTGTATATGATGCAGGAACCGGAGAAATCCGTGATGATAAAAAGTATATGAGTATGCTTGAGGATTTCTGGTTACCTCGCCGAGAAGGTGGCAGAGGAACTGAGATTACGACTCTTCCTGGCGGTCAAAATCTTGGAGAGATCACAGATATTGAATACTTCAAGAAGAAACTATATCGTTCTCTGAATGTTCCCCCAACCAGAATGGATGGTGAGGGTGGTTTTAATCTTGGTCGTTCATCGGAAATTCTCCGCGATGAACTTAAATTCACCAAGTTTGTTGGGCGCTTGAGAATGAGATTCTCGAATATGTTCAATGATATTCTGAAGACTCAATTAATTCTCAAAAACATTATCACTCCCGACGATTGGGAAAAGATGGAAGAGCATATTCAATATGACTTCCTGTATGATAATCATTTCTCAGAGTTAAAAGAAGCAGAACTTATGACCGAGAGATTGAATTTAGTTGCCACTGCAGAACCTTATGTTGGCAAATATTATTCTCAAGATTATGTAAGACGTAAGATCCTTCGTCAAACTGATCAGGAGATTGTTGAGCAGGATATGCTTATCAATAAAGAAATTGAAGAAGGTATTATTCCAGATCCTAATGCTCCTGTTGATCCTGCAACTGGTGCTCCAATGGATCCAGGAACATCAGAAATGGATCTAGGACAACCTGTAATGGAACCAGATGTTGAAGCACAAGCAAAGACAGTGGAAGTTCCCAAGGGTGGTGAGATATAAATAAATACAAATTAACTTTTTTATTTTTATGGACGAACTTATGGATATGATTGCGACTGATGAGTCCCCTTCACAAATCAGTGATAAGATTAAAGATCTTCTTTTTGCAAAAGCATCGGAGCGAGTTGATTCTTTCAGACCTATTGTTGCATCTAATATTTTTGGACAATCAGAAGAAGAAGAGTGATATGAAATCCTTCAAGCAATTTATCTCAGAATCGGTTAATATTGCTGGCGATTTCACGGGAAATCTATATATCAACTCACAACCAGAACAACCACAACAAGTCGGTGAAGAATATGTCGCTGATGTAATGTGGAATGGAAGTTTATATCGCTTAGAATTAGTATCTAAATCTGGAATTCCTTCTTCAAGAGAACTTGGTGAGCAACTGCAATCAGATTATCCAGGAGCAATTGTTCATCAAATTTACCCAGTCGTAGAGAAGAATTTAAATATCAAAAACACACAAAGATACCATCCGTCAAAGTTAGAATGGATTGATTAATAATGGCTATTTGGAATAAAATTGATCAAGATTATTTAAATCAAGAAAGATCTCTATTTGAAGTTTTTAATGTTGCAACCAAAGACGGTAATCAAGTTTCCTTTGAGAATCCATTTCCAGTATCGTTAGGATCTTCCACTATCACAATTGTTGGTGATATAACAATTCCAGCAACTATAAGTGTTGCAAGTTCCGAAGCAAATCCAGTCCATACTCATATCACACAAGTTGGAACAACTGATATTTTAACTGTTCCCTATATGCCTGTTGGTATTGGGACTGATAATTTAAATCTTACATATCTCCCAGTTGGCATTTCTTCATTACTGAATACTGTAAGTATTGGAAATACCGTATCAATTTCCAATACTTCATTTTATATTCTAAATCCAGTCACATCAGTAACTGTAGGTGGAACTGTATCAATTGCCAATACAGTTTCCATATCTAATACAAGTTTTTATATAACCAATCCAGTCACATCAGTAACTGTAGGTGGAACAGTATCAATTGGAAATACAGTTTCCATATCTAATACTTCTTTTTATGTAACTAATCCAGTCACAACAGTCGCAGTATCAGGTATTGGTTCTACTGTTACAGTTCAAGGAACA